TGACGGTTGAGTGCGTTTGTTTTGATTTACATGCGGGAAACAACCGAAAACCCGCATGGACTGTACACAACCACTCTACAGAGCGACATCGACAGTAACGATGCTCTCGAATGCAGTATCCCACAGTGCACGAGGTATTTTAGGCGCAAGAATGGGGTCTTTGCTTCGCTGCGGACCGCGTTTAGAGTTGACCCTCTGGAAGCCGAGGATCCCGTCACACACGGAAGTGTAACACTCTATTAGCTCTTGTTCATTGATACCATAGACCTTCTTCAAAAAGGTATGGAAGCAATCCGGGTCAATTGTTTTTGCATCGAGAGTAAGGTTCTTGAGTTCTTCTGCAGTGTATTTGTACGCGCACGCCTGATTCCTAAAGTCAAGGAATGGAGTGCTCGACATTTGTTCCGCTGTATGGAGCAGGAGCTCCCTAACAGTGGCCACGTGGCGGTGTTCATATGCCGCTGACAGCAACTTGCCAGCCATATAATTTTCATCTGACACTGCCCGGTTGTTATTAGCCCGGACAGGCAGCTTGGACACCACGCGACCAAAGGAGGGTACGGGGAATGTACGTGTAAAGCTCGGCACGAACCGCTTGCGCAGGAACGTCGCGCCCTCTCTAACATCAACTACCTTTCCTTCGGTAGACATGCCTGAGCCTTGAGCCACCTCCTCGAAGCTGTTCTTCAATTCGCTTCGATCTTGCGAGGTGTACGTTAATCCGTCATCTCCGTAAACCAGAGTGGTACTGCTAGTTATGCCAGCAAGCTCAAGCGCGGCGAGTGAAGTACATGCGTTGACGTACCCGTTGCCAGTGGTGGTGGTAACCTCACCACTCCAACGTTGACCTAACACTCGCCCCTTAACACCGTAGCGCGTAAAAACACGAACGCTGGTGTTATGAGCAAACTCCCTAACAAACCACTTCGGTGCGCCAAGTTTGTAGTAAAACATGGCCTCCCATTTCCTAACACCGGCGGGTTGTGTTCCGTCGTTGTTCTTGAAATCGTTCTCGAAGACATTACCCGACGTATGGTGGATAATATCAGCTATCTCGTCTGCTGTCATGCCAACGCAGTAAATGACTTCATTCCCTGTGTTCCTAGGGTTACTGCGGTTAAGCTCTTCAGCAATACGACGCGACAAATAGAACACGACAGAGCCCATTACAAGATTGTACATGTCGCCCCCTTGGTAGACGACGCGTGGCTGGGATCCATCGTTTTTCACAAGAACCTCTGACTTCGCAAATACGGTCTTGTCCGTATACCCCGGTAGCGTGAAGTCCATAGAGTCCAAGCATGCCTGCAGCCTCTCCCGCTTTTGACCGCTCATCTCGTCAAGATAAGCATGCACAGCCTCAGAGTCAAGTAGGATAGTGTCGCGCTCATGGACTTTGTCCATAAGCAAAGCATGGCCACGCAAAAAGTGGTCTCCTACATCGGCCTGGGGTCTATGGTCACAACGTTTCTTTACAGCATGGAGAGTGGCACCCTCGCTCTGTGCAACTACCTGGAGTGGGACTCCCTCAACAAGCGCTCCCTTGATTGGCTGGGAGCTACGAAGAGGTTCCGTGGCCCGCGTAATGTTCACAGTTGGGTTAATGTTCTCATACCTTACATCAGTTGTATAGTCGTAGGGGTGATTATCGGTCAC